CCATTCCGCATCCGTTGGCGCGGAACCATCCGCGCTACTGTCTTCCTTTCCTATTCCCTTCCTTTCCTTTCCTTTCCTTTCCTTTCCGTTAGGTTCTTGGTTAGGTTCTGCTTTGGTTGTGCTTTGCTTGTGCTTTGCTCCGTTGACGCGGACTGCTTCGACCTTTGCTTGCGATTTGCTTGAACCACCTTTGCGACCTGCCTCGCGTTTTGATTGCACCTCCTTCTCTTTTTCGAGCGGATACTTCCAGACGTGCAAGTCGTCTCCGACCCACGTCCAAAGCGCGGAATCTTTCGCAACCTCGGCGTGCATTACGCGGACGATTTGCTGCCACTTTCGGTCCGGCCATTCGCCGCAGTTAGCGATGACGCCTCCGTTCTCCTGACCGGCACAAAAGCGCAGGAGGCAAAGCCAAGTTGCGCGGTTGGTCGGGTCTGATCCGACGAACTCCTCGGAGTCGAGGGTCGCGGTTTCAATGTTGATCCAGTTCATTTCTCGTAAACAAAAAGCCCAGCCACCTGCGGTAAGACTTGCATCGGGACAACGACGAACCCGAAGCAGACGCAAGTGGCTGGGAAGTGATTTTTGATGAACTCATAGACGAGTCTTACTTCGTCCGTGGGCTTTTCAGCCCTGCACCAACTAAAGCTCTTCGATTTCCAAAAGGCAACCGGATTCTCCGCTCGTCCATGCCTTGCTGACTGCTAGCTGAACGACCTGCGCGTCATCGAGCCAGACTCGCTGCGTGTCGCTGATTGCGTCGAGTACTGCCTTGGCGAGATTGTCCGCGTCGGGCTTTTTCACGTGCTCGAAAAGCGCGCCGGTCTTGAGGATTCCTTTGCTGGTGAGATGCGACTTCGGTCTCGCGAACTGAAAGTGCATATGCACCGCGAAGGCTCCGCCTGACGGCTGGTTTGCAAACGTGAGCGGCGACTGCTGGAAGATCGCGGACTTGACGCGCTCCTTCCACTCGTCGGCGACGTCTGGATTGTAGACGCGAGCGACGAACTTCGCGCCCATCCTTCGCGCAAAAGCTCGCGGCCTCGGCTGACCCTTCGGTTCGCCGACGATATGGAACGAGTGTTTCATAGGTTGATCTTCGCCTCCAGTCTCTCGGCGCGCAGTTTGTGAATCACGGCGCGCTCCTCCGGCGTGACGAAGCAGCGACGGTAGCCGCGATCCTTGATGCGCTGGTAGATGTAGCCTTGCGAGACGCCCAGCGCGTAAGCGATGAGCTTCGGCTCGGTCATCTCGAGCATCATCTGCTGCACGCGGTCGTCGAGTTCGGCGCGCTCACGGCGCGATCTGATTTTTTTTGAAGCGTCCAAGTTTGTCTCTCCGTTGTTTTTCTTTTTCGATGCGGTTGAAGAAGTCGTCCATCCACTGCTGGTCGCGGCCACGCTGAACTCCGCGATCAACTCCTATGATCCAGCCCGTGACGAAACCGATGATGATTCCGCTGGCGATAAAGGTCAGGGCAACGCTCTCGCTCATTTTGTGATGCTCTTGAGTTTGGGTCGGCCTAACTCGCGCAGGGAAATGCCGAGGGTCTCGGCCTTCATCCGGCGAGCGAGGAAGTAGTTGTATCCGTCGGCGATGTCGCGGTACAGTTGCGGCATCGAAACGTCGCCTTTCCGCTTCCGCGAGAAGGTGTGCATTTTTGCGGTCGGCACGCGGTCGTATTTGGACTCGTTTCTCACGGCTGCGCCTCCTTTCGGGCGGCGTCGAGTGCCTTGGCCGAGATGATCATCACAGCATCGTCAGGGTGAAGCCATGCGGAGCACTTCCCCCATTGGCGATGACCGTCTGATCCGCTGTATCGTTCTAGCTCGTCAGCGTTGACTAACGCGGCCCGCAGCGCGGCGTTCTCGCGCTCTAGTTGCTGCAATTTATCAATCGCGTGCAGGATTGTAGCCTCGCAGCATGGATAATCGTCCGCCATGTGACGCAGTCCATTCACTAGTTCGGTGTCGCTCACGGCTGCGCCTCCTTTCGTGCCTCGCGCAGTTGATCCGACGAGCAAACCTCCTCGAGCGCGGCGACGTAGTTCTCCCAGCGTTGCACGTCCTCTTTCAGTTCTTTCACGCGCCGACGCGAGCCGTCGCAACTGTAGCACCAGCATTGCGCGACACCGTTAGCGTCGTAAAAGCGCCCGCAGTAATTCTGAAGGTAGCATTTTTCGTCGTTCATGCTGCACCGCCCTTCCCGTACCACTTCGGCAAGTCGAGCGAACGCACGACCGGCTCAATGTTCTCCCAGTGGTTTGTTTCGATGCTTTTCTTCAGCCGCCGAAGATCGTCGAGCGTTTCGTCCTGACCGATGCTAATGGCTTGATCCGAGAGCTTGTAAATCGCAACGCCATAGGGCTGCACTTTCTCCACCGCGACAAAGAAGAAGTCGAAGACCGGCTTGCCGAGAAGCTCGGTGATCAGCGGCAGATAAAACCCAGCTTGCCGATGGTAACCGTAGCTGAACACGGACTTCTCGAACGAGCCGTAGCCGTCAGCGTTGAGGCTTTCCGTCGTCTTCAGATCGACAACGTAGGGTCGGCCCTCGCTCAACTCGCAGCCTGCCGGATTGAACCAGTCGGTGCGGCATTGCAGTTCCAGCCCACCGATCTTCGTGCGCCATGTTCTCTCCGGCGTGCCTGCCGAAAGAAGTTGCGAGGCGAGCGGGTTCTGATCTACCGCGTTGCTCATCGCAAACGCGACGTCGTATGTATCTTGATCGACGACCGTCTTGCCTTTTGCGTCGGCCTCGAACTTTTCGGCTTCGGATTTGCCGTCCTTCGTGCGTCGGTCGAATCGCGGCGCGACGACGAACTCGGCCGGCATTTTGTCGGGCTCAAGCACCATTGCGTGCGTGAGAGAACCGAGTTGCAGCGCCTTGGTCGGCTCCTGATCTGGCAGGCTTTGCTCGACGAACCGCTTGAAGAATAGCCGAGGGCGCTTGCGATAGACTTCCAGCTTGGAGTGGCTGATCGCTGGGTTCGCGTGGTATTCGCGGGAGGACTCGCTGCTCATTCTTCGTCCTCCTTGAAGCCCAGTTTTGATTGCAGAGGATCGATCTCCTGCTCGGACTCGTCGGTGTACCGAGTCGTCCAAGTGATCTTCACGCGCACCGCCGGAGCTTGCGCGAGCGGGTCGAACTCGACCGTCAGATTCGCCTTCGCCTTCGGCTCCGGCTGGTCGTCGGAGTCGATGAAGTTCTCCGTGGCGGACTTCGAGATCGACGGAAAGTGCGTTTCGAGCAGCCCGCGAATCTGCTCGGCGGCGCTGTTGATGATAGCGGCTTTCACCTCTGGATGGTTTGCGGTGCTCATAGTTTGTTGAACCCTTCGCTGACCTTGTCGCTGACCGGCGTGACGTTGACCGGCTCGGACGGAATGTCCCTTGCCTCCTCGACGGTGCGGAGACCCTTCAAGATGTCGCCGAACAAGTCGCGCAGCACGTAACCGCGAGCGCGGAAACGTAGCATCCGCTTCGGGTAGTCAGACCAAGGTCCAGCCTTGCCCCACAACTTCGCTCGCTTCGCATCCGCGACGGTGAAGGTTTCGACTGCGGCCTGATTGCCTTTGCGAATTGCGGTGACGCGGTAGCCGTGACCATCGCTGCCAGCCTCGCCGATCTCCTCCTCCTTGTAGGATTCAAGCAGCCCGCTTGAGCGCACCAGCGCGAGCGCGGCGTCGCCGTAGATGGCAGGGCGACCGTTGATCACCGCCGTATTTTGCAACGCGGCCATCGGCGTAAGGCCGATCTCCGCGCCGAGTTGAATCGCTACGAGTATTGCCTCGGGTTTCTCCATGCCTTTCGGCGCGAACCCACTCGCGACAATTGCGTTGGCAAAGCGGTACGCCTCCTCGAGCGAGGCGAGTTGCACGCCCTGCGCTCCGAAGCCGATGGGCGACTTCTTCTGCGCGATGATCTCGGTGCCGGTAGTTTTTACGTCTGACGTCTCCATGTTCGTTGTTCGTTACGTTACGTTGTTGTTTTTGGTTCCCTGCGGTCGTGGTTGGCCGCAGGGTTTTTGTTTCAGAAAGCGTCTGCTCCTGAATCAAAGTCGTTGAGCGTGACGGCAGTCTGATTCGCTGCCGGTTTCACCTTGTCGGACAAAGTGCCGCGCCTGCGGTGTACGATCTGGCGCGCAGCGTTCTCAAGCAGGACGTCGGCAGGACGCGGAGCAAATGGCTTTCCGTTCTTGCCGATCTTCGGCTCCTTTGGCTTCGCGTACCACTCGATGCTACGCTCCGAGAGCGAGCCGATCGGAGTGCCGGCGTTCTTGCCGAAATGAACCGGCACGGAGTCTGGATCGTCTAGGAGTTCCGTCGGCTGCGGAATGTCGTCGGATGGCTGGTGAAAGCCGGTCGTCGGACTCGGCTGCGCGGTTGGCTTTGCCTTGTCGAGTAACGCGGCGCGGATCGTGCGTAACTCAACCATGATTTCAGCGAACTGTTCGTCGGTCATTGTTTTCTGGTTTTTGGTTTTCTAGTGCGGCTTTCGCCTCTTTGGCGACTTGAGCCATTTCAGCTAACAGGAATTTGCCCGTGGTCAGTTGGGCGTGGAAAGAATTGTCGTAGCCGTCTTCGGCTCCGGTGCGCGCTAGCCGAAGCAGTTCCTTACGCGGCAGGTTCACTTACCAGCAGCGCGCTTGACCTTGTCGGCGTAGCGCAGCGTTGCAGGTTTTTTGTCGCCCTGCGGACCTCCGTTGTGCACGCGTGCAAGCGTCGTGATATCTCCAGCCTCCCACGCCTTCGGCGCGTATTTCTTGAGATAGGACGACGCGACCTTGATCGAGTAGGCGAGGTCGGCGCAGTCCTCGTAACGACCGGAGACGCGGGCGTCCTGCCAGTACCGCCGGTGAATCTGAAGCGGACCGAGTGCGGCACCGTTGTCGCCGAGGATCGCGCCACGCTTGCCGCCTGTCTCGACGAGATGCAAGGCGCGCCAGAATGATTCCAGCGGCGCGGCGTGCGCGGTTGCGGTGATCGCGATGAAAAGAGCGAGGCACTTCACGATACGACCTCCACGTCGATTCCGTACTCCGCGCAGTTCGCGTGGAACGCATCAGACTCATCGCACTCAAAGATCGGCTCCGCGTTGGTCTCGAGCACGAACTCTCCGCACGGTAGCAGCCAAAGCGTCACGCGGTAATCAGCGGACCCGACGTGCTGCGGGTGCTCGTAGCTGCCGACCTTGGTCGCGTAGGTGTCGTCGGTCGCGGAGAGCGCGGCGCGAATGCCGGCGCTTTGGATCATGTCGATGGGTGTCATTGTCGTTGTTGGTTTGGGTTCGAGAGCTCAATGGAGCCTTCCGCGTGGGAAAGCTCGATGAGGTCTCGTCCGCTCAACGATTCGGATTGTGCTCCCAGACGTTTAGGTTGCGGTCGATGTCGACCAGACCGAAGAACATTTGCACCGTAACAAAGCGAGCCGCGCTGCAAGCGGCAAAGGTTTCGGAGGCAATTTGCTTGGCGTGGGCGAGGGTCTGGCAGGTTTCGGTCGTCATTGTCGTCGTTGGTTTTGAGGTTGTCGTTGCTGAACGACGCAGAACCAATCACAACCGAACCGCTTTGCCAAGCTCTAATCCGAAAACATTTTCTCCTGTTTCGTAAGTCGCGCATCTTCAGCAACTTACGCAGGAAGAAAGTTTCACCATCAAACGTCGAGCGCGTCCGAAAAAGCGTTTGAACCGAAGTCGCAGCTGATCGGTTCGTGTTTCGCTGCGAGGTAAAACTGTGCGATGATGTCCGCGTTCTCGAGCGCAGCGCGTCCGAGGTAGAGATCGAACTCCGGTCCGGTCAGCCAGAGCTTCGCGACGAATGGAGAGAGCGGCTGCTTGCCTGATTGCGCGGCGGCTGCATCAACGAATAGCGCGAACCACGCGACGCCCTCGCGCGCTTGCCGGTCCCAGCGGTTCGCGACGAGCCGGATGTAGTTGCCCGAGACGCCGCTCGGCATGGTAAAAGTTTTTTGGAAAGCCATGTCAGGAGTAATCGACGAGTTGAATTGAGAAGCGTTGGTTGCCCGCCGGTACGTTCGTGCCGTCCACGGTTCGCAAGTTGAAGTAGGACGTTGTCGAGGAGTTGCTCACGTTGTCGAAGTCGTAGACGCCGACGATGTTCGAGTCGCTCGCGCACTGAATCCAGCCGGCGTCGGGCTTCGCGCTGAAGCCTCGGTTCGTCGTGTCGATGTTGATCGTCTCGGTCATCGAGCCACCAGTCAGGCTTTTCACCTCGCTCACTTCGTACCGCACGTTGACCTGCCTTGTCGAAGAGCCGCCGCCGGTCTTGAAACCGGTGACCTGCACGTTGCTCGCGGACTGCTCGGTCATGTTGCCCGCCGCAAGCGTCGCAACCGCCGAGTCGTTGATGTTGCCGTAGCGAAGCCAGCTGCTCGCGTTGCCGGTCCGATCGATTGCGCGCACGCGAACGTAGCCTGCAACAAGCGAGGTGTTGTAAAACGTGAAGGAGAGCAGGTCCGTGCGGTAAAGCGCCGCAGTTCCTCGACCATCGTCCCATGCGTAATCGGTCGCACCGTCGCTGTCGCTGGACGTGGATTTGATCTCGTAATACGCGATGTCCTTGTCGCTCGGCGCGCTCCAAGTGATGCGCGAGCCGTAGCGGAGAACGCCGGTCGATCCGAGGACGTTGGGCGCAACGCCGTTTTTCGAGGCCGCGATACCAGTCGGTGCGCTGGGTGTCGCGCTCTTGTTCGGTGCCGTGCGCGAGAGCGTTGCCGAGACGGCGGAGGAGACGTCGAAATTGGAGAGCGCCCGCGCTGCGAACTCGTAAGCGACTCCGGTCGTGAGGTCGTCGATTGAGACCGCGATTGAGCCTTGGTCGATCTGGTTTCCGACCTGCCATTGGCTCGCGCCGGAGCGACGGAACAAGATCGTGAGCAAGACTCCGCCGCTGGGCATGGCCGGAGCGGTCAGCGTGATGCGAGCGAGAGCCGTGCCGTCGCTCGCAAGATACGTCGCCTCGCTTGAGTAGGTCGGCGCGTTTGGCGTTGATGGTGCGTTGGGATCAACGCTGCCTCCGCTAACGTAGGTCGGAACCGCCGTCGCTCGGTTGCTGAAACCGGAGACGTTCTCGACCATGTCGTAAGCGTTGACCCAGTAGTAATAGGTCGTCCCGATTGTGACCTCGGTATCGACGAAGCGAGAGGCGCGGACCTCGGCGATCTTGTCGACTGCTGCGCTGGCAGGCGTGACGCCGGTCGTGTTGCGGTAAATGCCGTACTCCGACAAGTCGGGTTCCGTGTTGTCGGCCCAGTCGAGAGAGACCGCCTTGCCAGTTCCTACGCTCGCCGTGAGCGAAGTCGGCGCAGCCGGTGCCGTCGTGTCTTTTGCAACCGTTATGCTCGCGGTGACGTAGCTCGTCGAGACTCCGAAATAGGATTCGCCGTAGATGCGGACGTCGTAGCTTGTTCCGATGCGAACGTCGGACGAGATGTAGTCGAGGACTTGGTCGCCGTTGACCTTCGACCACGTGAGGTAGGTCGTCGCGTTGCCCTGCTTGTACTCGATGATCGTCTGCCCGCCGGACTGAATAAACTGCTCGCTCGGAGCGGACCACGCGACCTTGATGCGCGGCAACGCGGTGCCGTCCGCTTGGATCAACTGCGTCGTGCCGTCTGCCGTAAGCGCGAGGTTGGTCGGAGCGTCGAGCGTGAATGGGTCAGGCAGCGTTGTTGTCGGAGTCGTATCGACCTGCACCTCGTCGGAGACGCTCCAATCGTAGACCGACGAAGCCGTCTCGCGCATCGTCATCTCAATAGCCAGCTGCGGAGGATTTCCGTCGCTGACGAAGTGCCACTCGATCACCTCGAAGACCTTCGAGCTCCAGCCGAACTTATCGAGAGTGACCATCACGGTGTCGCCTGCGCGGACCTGCATCGCATCCAAGCGGAACCGAGCCGTGAACGTAATCTCCTGACGAGCGCGATAGAGTTCGATGCGGGCAAGCCGTTGTGCGGCGCTGCTGCTGGTCGTCATCGGCAAGACGACGTCGCGCCAGTAACGCACGTTGTTATCCTGCGAGAGATAGGTCGCCGAGGTTTGCGGCGGGAAATCGGTCGGCTGCCATTCGGACTTCTCGCTCACGAACACGCCTTTCACCGCATTGACGCGGTCGCGTGCGCTGGTCTTGGTCTGGACGCTGATTGCGCCAGCAAAGTCGCTCTCTGTCAACGTAACGGTCGGAATCCGGTATCCGGCAGCGTAAGGAACGATGCGCCCGCCGGAGTAGGCGATCAGTCCGCCCATCGCTGACAAGAGCTTGCCTATGTTTCCGTCCGGCGATTCCGACGTGTAGAGCACGCCGTTCGTCTCGTAGCGGTTCTCGTAGGTCGCCGGAATTGTCACCGGTTTCACCTCGACTTGCTCGTCGCAGATGTTCGCGGCTGCGGAGAACGCGGTGTCGTCCACCTCGGTCGAAGCCATTCCGAGTCCGTAGGTCGAGTCGGTCAGGTAATCGCGCAGGCAAAGCGCAGCGTTGGCGGAATAGGCAGTCGTCGTCGTGCGCGGATCGTACACCTTCTTGCCCTTGACCATCGCGCTGATGCTCGGGATGCCATTGACGAAGATTTGCTCGTTCCACGTCAGCCGCACGTAGACGTAAGCAATGCCGCGCAGCCGATGGTTGCTCGTCCACTTGCCGTTGGTCAAACCGGAGGTCGCGGCTTCAAGGTTTGTTTCAACCGTTTGCGTCGGGCTTCCGAGCTTCTTGTAAATCTCGGCGTAGCCAGTGAACCGCCCTTGCGCCGCGCTTCCGGCTCCGGTCAGCGCAAGCTCGTCATTGAAGTAGATATCTCCGATTTCCTCTACTTCGTGGCCGGCAAGAGCGATGACGAGGTGCAAATACTCGTTCTTCGTTCCGGTCGTCGAAAGATAAACGACCACGCCCGAAACCTTGCTTTGCCCGTAGATGATCTGCCGTGCCGCAATCGGCGAGCGCACCATCTGCGTGCGGTTCGCCAGCGATGCGTCGTTGAAGCTCGGCATCTTCGGCGCGAGTAGCTTGCTTGCCGCCATCGTCGCCGCAGTCACGGCGATGAACTTCACCACGGCGTAGGTCGAAATCAGATTCGTCCCAAAGGTAGCCGAAATGAAAAGCGCCGTCTGATAAATTGCCGCGAGTGCTGCTTCCATGATTTAGAGTTTCCAAGCCGCTTCTGCATCTAGCGTGCGTGGGAAAACCAGACCGCTTTTGCCTACGAGAGCGCAAACGTCACCAAGGCAAACGCCCAGCGCGTGTCCTCCTTGCATAGCAAACGCGACGACGTCTCCGCGCTGCGTGGTGCTGATCTTGATCGGTCGAAGGCTTCCGAGCTTTTCCGCGATGTGAAGAACGCCTCCGAGTCCTGCAAGGATGCGCGTCGCGGCAAGCGCCGACGAGTAGCGCCCGCGCAAATCTACTGCTAGGTCAACTCCGCAAGCTCGGTTGATCCAATCGGCGGCGAAGAGGCAGCAGTCGTTTTTTCCCCACGCAAAAGGAACGGAGCGACGTTCCTCGACGAAACTCGCAAGCAACTTCGGCCAGTTGTCATGCCGCGTCATTCGTAATTCTGCTTGCTGGTGTCTCCTCCGGCATCCCAGTTCGCTGGCTGCGTCTGCGACGGATTTCCCCAATACACGACCTTCTCTTGAATGTCGTTTACGAATTCTAGACCGACGTCGCCGGAGTAGAGTTGCTGCTGCTCCTCGTCGGTGTATCGCACCTCTCGCGGGCGCTTGAAGTCCATTAGTTTGGATTCCGCCGTGACGATGATTTCAGCCGACTGCCCGTCGTCGCTGATCTGCATCACGTCCATCCGCCCAGAGAAGACAGTGACCGGAGAAGAGATCAGCGTGCCGGCCGTAGGAGATAGAGCGCCGAACATCACCGAGCACTCGCGGCCTTGGTAATTCTCCGTCAGCGCGATTGCCACGTTCGCCGTTGGAACGCCCGACAACTTCATGCTGATGCCGCGAGCGGCAAGATCCGTCGTTTCCTCGACGGGCGAAATCGTGCCGAGCGTTCCTAGCCCATAATACGTCGTTGAATTGTACGAGAGGTTCCCGTATCCGGTCCAAAGGTTGACCGGCGTCGAGAAGTTCAGCGACGCCATCAGGATCGGCGACAACTGCGTCGTCGTCACCTCCGTGACCATATCGGCGGAAAGCGTGCGGCCTGCGGTCGTTATGCTCATGTCGCAACGTCCTCGACGATGCCAAACGCCACGCCGTAGATTTTCGCGTTGTCGATCGACCAGTTGGTCAGCGGTTCAGACAAACGGAAAACGCCCTTGGCGTTCGTGTACGTTATGGCGGTTCCGACTGCGTAACTCGAGCGCAGGACTGGAAAGAGATCCACGCTGCTCGAGGAGTTGACCTGCACGACCTTGTAGAGCGAGGTCGAAATTTGCAGCCAGTCGCCAACCGCAAAAGTTCCGGTCGCACCGGAAATTCCAAGGGTCGAAGTGTTCGCGGAGCCGCTGGCGACGGTTAGCGTGCCGGTGACGTTTCCTCGAGGCGCGATGTTCGCGTAGTCCTGAAAGTAGAACGTGCCGCGTTGTGCCGAGAGTAGGAAACCGATCACGGCCTCGGCATCGGCTCGAAGCATCGGAGGACACTCGACCTGACCCGTCCACGCCTGACCGGCCCAGTTGTACTGCTGAATTTGAAACGTGAACGGGCTTACGTTTCGCGAGGTTGCGCTGAAGCCCGAAAGCGAAAGCCGCGAGATTCGGAACGGCGACGGCGGCGTGAGCGGATAGGTAAGAGCCATAGTAGTCAGGCAAAGGCTGCGCGGTAGGCACCACCACGGCGAACCATGTCGGGAATCTCGGCCTTCAGGCGCTTGCGTTCGGATTCTAGGATTGGAGCGAGTTCGGTGCGGGAAATGCCGGAAGAAATATGATAGTTGATCGTGACGTTCGTTCCGTTACCGCCCTCTGCCGATAGTTGATCGTTCGGCATAATCGAGCCGGAGGAGTTCGGAACAAAAAGCTCCGGCCCTCGTTCTCCGACCATGTACGCTTTGCCGGCGCCGACCGGACCGCCGTTTGCGCGAGGACCGCCGAAGATCGAGGCGAAGAATGACGATGCACCGAGAGCTCGCGCCAGTGGCTCGGTTATTTGCTGACGCATAATCAGACGCAAAAGGTCTTGAGCTAGCCCGCGAATCATGTCGCGCAGGTTACCTCCTGCAATCACGGCGTCCTCAAATGCCTTTGCCGTCACGTCTCCTGCCTCCTTTGCAAACCGTCCCTGCTCCTCGAGCAACTTATTCAGCTGCGAAGAGACAGCAGTCTGCTCTTTCGTTTTTGCAAGGATGCTATCTTGCACCGAGCCGATCGGTCCTCCGTATTCCTTGTAGGTCTCAAGCGCGATGTTGAGTTGAGAAATTTGAGCCGTAAGTTCGGCGTATCGGGTGCGAAGACCAGCAATGAGATCCGCCTGCGCCAACCCAATGCGTTGAGCCTCTGGCAACGTTTTGTTCAACTCTTCCTGCGCCGCTTTTATTTGCTCCGTGATTTTCGCATCCGCTTTCTTCGATTCCACCAATCGCGCCAGAGCTTCTTCCTGTTTCTTGAAGCCCTCCGCCGGATTTTTCGCCATCAAGTCGATGGCATCCTTGAACATCCTGATCGAATCGGCCCTAGCTTTGTCCGCCAGTTGACCTTCCGAAAGTCCGATGTCGTCAAACTGCTGTTGAAGATTTCGAGTCGAAATGACCGTTGCGTCGATTTCTTTGCGCGTGCGGTCGAATCGAAGTTTCGCAATTTTCGCCGCTATTTCCTCACTCGTTAAAGGCGAAAAGGCGTTTTTTATTTCGATGCCGACCTTTGCAAGCGCAAGCGGCACTTGCATCAGCAAGTTGAGCACTCCGTTGATTGCCGCCTCGAACTGAAGTGCTGTCGCGATCTGCTGATCGTCGAAGCCCATTTGCTCGCCAGAGTCTACGACCTTGTCGAGCCTCTGCTTCATCATGTTCAGCGCGCCAAGGATTGCCTCGCCGCCAAACGCCAGCTTCGTGATCTTGGAGATTCCCTTTGTATGCTCCTCGAGATTCTTGAGCGACTGCCGGACCGACGTAAAGGCTTGCCGAGTCGAGTCAACGGCCCTGATTGCAATGACGGCTTCAGCCATGAGATCGGTTGATTGAGTTTTTGTGAGCTAGATACGCGAGCCAACCGTCGAGTTCTGATTTCGGCATCTGCATGACCTCGCTGGCGAATTTGCCGAGTAGCTCCGCGATGGCGTACACGGCGAGGAAGTCGGCAGCTTCCCCGCCGTGGATCAGTTTTTTATCTGATCTGCCTTCGGTGCGTCGTCCGAGAGGATCGCGTTGGCGACGCGGGCGATCACGTTTGAGTCCGCTTTGTTCAGCAGCGTCAGGCGATGGTCGATGTTGAACAGCTTTTCGCCTTTCTCATCGGTTGCCTTCATGATCAGAACATCAACGAGAAGTTCCATGTCGTTCTCGCGGCTCTTCTTGTAGAGCTTGTTCTTCTCCGCGAGCGTGACGGGCGTCGAGTGAATGGTAAGTTTCCACTCGGGAACTTCGATCGCCTTCGTGCCGAGGCTGCTAAAATGGTCTCTTACAAGGTCAATGGCTTCCACGTGTCACCTCAAACGGTTGCGACCGACAGCGTGCCGTTGCCCTCGATCGTGATGCTGCCCTCGACCATGCCGTCGAAAGCCGCGCTCACATCGAACTTGGTGACGATGCCGCCGCCCGTGTAGTACGTCGCGACGGTCGTGGTGCCCTCGGGATAGAGGTTCACGGTTACGCTGGAGCCAACGGTCAGCGCGATTTGACCCGCGTCCTCCAAGTCCCAGTAGAGGTCGCCGTTCACGCTCCAAGTCTTGAGGGTCGCCTTGCGCGTGCGGAAGGTGTCACCGATGACGGTGTCCTCCACGGTGTCGGATGATTGAGCGAGCGCGTAGTTGCGAAGCTCGCCGATGGTGGTGCTGGAGAGCTTGATGATGCCCTCGCGGCCTAGATGGTTAGCCATTTTAGTCGGTGGTTAAGTAGATGCAGTTGAAGGTGTGGCGAGCGACTCCCCATTGCCGGTCCTCATCGGGTTCGATCACATAATTCACCTTCGTCAAATGAAGATCGCGGCAAACGCCGCCAAGGGTGACATCTGCCAAAACCGCCGCCTCAACCGCCGCGCTGCCGGTGTCGAGCAGGTCGTCGAGAATTGTGCTCGCCGTGACCGCCGTGAAGTAGTCAACCGAGACCTCTAGCGTCCGGTATTGCACGCGGTTGTTCGGAGCGAGCGAGCGAACCTCAACGTCCTCGGTGACCGCATAGACCGCGCAGGCCGGAAAGCTCACCGACTGAAGCGTGCGGTCCCGCCCGCGCAGCAGGTTAGCAGTCGGAACAACGGAGGCTCCGGTGATTGCGCTGCCGATGGCGTTGCGAATGTCGGTGCGGGTGCTCATCTCAATAGGAGCCCTTGGCAAGTTTCGTGAAGCCAAGGTTGATCGCGAGCTTCTGCGCGGCTCGGTCGATCTTCTTTTCGGTCACGCGGATGCGGAATTTGACCGCCGTGTTGATCGCCTTGATGACCATCGTGTCTCTCATGTTTCCGTTGCGGGCGATGAAGAACGGATTGCGACCGAAGGTAAATTCGACTCCGGAATTGGAGCCAGCGTAGGTGCGCTGCGCGAACTTCTTGGTCTTCACGCCAACGGCGGCTGCGCCTTTATTCCAGCCGCTCAACATGAATCCGACGCGGTCGCTCACGGTCTTGAAGTAGCGTTTCATGTCCGAGCGAAACGCGACGGCTTTTGCCTCGCCCTTGACCCTGCCATTTACTCGGCGCGATTGATGAGCGGAGCGGATCTCCTCCGGCGTGCCAAGCACACTGAAACCTTGAAACAGCTTGAGGTTCGGGTTCTGCAATAGCGTCCGCAGTTTTCCGGCGTCACGGCGTCGGATGTATTTGGCAATGGATCCGTAGAAACCGCCTTCCGTTTTGCGCGCTTCGTAGCCTTGGTAGTCGAGCGATACGGCGACTTTGTTGAGGTCATTTCTGATCGTGTTGACGCCCGACTGGCGGCTAGGAGGTGGGCTGTTCTTCACCGCGCTCTGCATCAGGAACTTCGCCTCCTCCTTGATAATCGGACCAAGCTCGAGGCCGACCTTCTGCGATAGGATGAACAACTTCTTCTCCAACTCGGCAAAGTTGGCGTCAATCGTCATTCCGCTGCCTGCCGTGCTCCTCATATCGACCTGCAAACGTCCATCTCGCAGCCGGTTCCCTCGGCGTCGAACCGCAGTTGTTCCACGTAATAGGTCACGCCTGCGCGGACCAAGGTTTGAGCGAGGCTAGGCACGGTCGCCAACTGCGAGGTCAAAAGGAAGATCGTGTACTTTGCATCCTCGGTGCGCTGATCCTCGAAGGCGTCGAACATATTCCGCGAGATCGCCCAGACGCCCGTGATCGCGGTTCCGCTCATAGTGAACGTGATGCCGGCCTGATCCAAAATGCCGGTAAAGTCCCTCGAAAGTTGAGTCGGATCGAAGTCGCGGACTGCCATACCGATGGGCAAAATGTAAGATTTAAGACGGCGGAGGTGCCTCGGAAACGCGCTCGTCGTAGCGGTAGACGTGCAGGATCGCGTCGATATGAATCTCGCCGGTTGCGTCCATCACCAGATGCTTCGCCCACGCCCAATCTTCGCCGTAGTTACTGGCCGGAAAGCGAACCCTGCGCGCCATCGATCCGCGCCAAGCGCAGACGTGCCAAGCGTTGCGACGGAATCTAGGCTGACGGAACGGCTCATTCGGATGCCGGATCGAGAAAGAGCAAACGGCTTCGACGCCGTTGATGATCGCCATCTGGTTGAACGTGATGACCGACGTGTCTTCGGTTGCGTGGTCGATAGCATCTCCAAGCCGCTTGATGTAGTCGAACGAGACGTCGTCGTCGTCATCGCAAAACGCGACGAAGCGACCGCGTGACATTTGCACCAAGGCGTCGCGCTTTTCGCCTATGGTGCGGCGACGGTTGTCGAGAAACGTGAGAACCTCGAACTCCTGCGGACGCGGCATCTCGCTGATTTGCTTCTCCAGCTTCGCAACGAGCGGCTGAAGATGGCTCACAACGCGCTTCGGCGTCGCTGGAATCAGGATTGAGAGGCTGGGCGAGTCCATGACGGCGCTGATGGGTTGCGTTGGCTGAAAAGCGCCAGTCCGGCCTCGTATCGGGCCTGCTGGTTGTTGTGCTTGTACGTCGCATCCATCGGAGCCTTGCCGAAGGACGGGTGCAGGTGCTCGAAACGCAGCTTGTCGCGAGCGTCGATCACGACGCGATCTCGGTAAGCACGATACGAAAACTCGTTGTCCGAGAACACGGACTCGTAGCCTTCGTGGAAAAGCTCGTTGCCCTGCTGCTCGTAGCGGGCGCGAGAAAGGATCGCCATGCAGAGCAGCTGATCCTTGCGCGTGCCGTCATCAATCGCGAGAACGAGCGGATGCTTCTGAAGGTCGGCACCTCCGCAGGCTTCGAGCAACTTCGTGTCCCAGCCTTGGCACGGCTGCCAATCGTCCGACAACTGCACCAGCAAGTCGCCTCGGGCAATGCGCGCCGCTGCGTTCCAAGCAGCGACACAACTTTGTTTCGCGCTTGTTACGCTCACGAACTGCTTTGCCATTTCGCAGGAGGAGGCATCGTCCGAATCGACCGCAAAAATATGCTCGATGCGCGATTGATCCGAAGCCGCAGAAAGCCACGCCTCGCGTGCTGCAACCGCTTTCGAGGACCGGCCTCGCGTTGCGTGCAGGAGGCTGATCACTGGCTTCGCGCCTGCGTGGAACTGCCATTGGAGCACGTCGGCCATCGCCTTGTTGCCAGCGGCGCGATACGCTCGCGCGCCGATATCGTAACCCGCCCAGCCGTACCAGCGGACTTCGTGCGTCCACGGGCGCTGGTCGGCAAGCGGTTCGCGCAGTTCCAGCATCTTCGCGGCCCAGACTTGCGCCTTGGCGTAGTCCTTAAGCTCGAAATTGAGCAGCGTCAGCGCGGCAAGGGCTTCGCGGCACCACGGGTAAATGCCGTGAGCTTCGAGCAGATAAAGGTTCGCGTCGCGGCGAGACGACGTGAGGCGCGCCACGTTGAGTAACGTCTCATAGCGGAAAGCTGGCTGGAGATTCGGAAACGCCAGCGCCAGTTTGCCAAACTCGAGCGCAGCGTCGCGGTTCTGCGAGCAAAAGTGCTCTTGATGGATGTAGAAATACTGCGTCGCCGATTCCCGAACCGAGTTCGCAAGGATGCGAAGATTGCGTCGGCGATTCTCCTTCTTAACCTCAACCGGCGCGTGAACCCAGACGGGCGCATCCCAATCTTCATGACGGTCGCCAGCAAGGAGGAGCAGGTTTTCATGGACGGAGTGATGCCATTTGCGGTTGGCGCGGAAAAGGTCGCGACGGATTGCTCGCTCGCGGAATAGCTTCTTCCCGCTGCCGCGCACGTCGTAGTAGCAGCGAACCATCGAAAGGTCGGCTGGAGCCGTTTCGAGTTTATGCCGGAAAGCCTCGGCGTCGCCATAAAACACGTCGTCGCAATCGGACCAGATCAGCCAGTCGCCCGTGCCGCCTTGAAAAGCCTCATTGCGGGCAGCGGCGAAGTCGTCGATATGCTCCCAGCCTTCGCAGCCGAGACCGTTCTTGTGCTCGGCGAAAACGTAATCCTTGCCGTTTTGCAGGCACCAACGCTGCGCGAGATCGCAAGTGTCGTCCGGCTTGGATGCGCCAACGGCGCGAACCAAGGACAACTCGTCGAAGACACCGGCAAACGAATTCAGCATCGTGACGATGTGCTGGGTCTCGTTACCGCAGATCACGCAAAGGGAAACGCGCATGGTGCTGCGCGAGGCGTAAAAAAGAAACCCGCAGCCCAGTAAAGGACTGCGGGTCAGGCTTCGGGATTCTATCCCGCAACCGATTAGGCGTACTGCGTCGCGATCAGCTGACCGGCGTTCGAGTTGACGACCTTTTCGGCAACGTAATGCGCGGCGCGCACGATGTTGCTCTTGATCGTCTCATCGCGGTAGGTGAACACGCCGACGGCGGGACCGTACTCGCTCCAGTTGAGCGTGAAGCCCGCGCCGCCGCCGAAGTAGCCAGCGCCGGAATCGGTGACATTACCGACCCAGATGTAGGCGTTCGACCAGACGTTTGAGGACGAGTAGGCGATGCCTTCGGGCGCGCTGTCGTAGGACGAGCGACCGATGAGCACCTCGGCAACTCCGAAGACCTCGGCGGCAGCGGTCGTGCTGGCGTTAAGGATCGTGTCGCTCGAGATGCCCATACCGCGCAAACGGTTCTGGAACTTCGTGCTGGCGCGGATGCGGGTCCAGACCGGAGCCGACATCACGACGCGGGCGTTGGCCGTGGACTCGCCGTTGGCGAGCATACGGTCGAGCGCGTCCTGCACGTCGAGGCCCACGTCGAACGTCGCCAGATTGGCGGTCGTGTAGGCGGTGCCGGAGTTGGTCGAGGTGAAGGTGCTCGTATCAAAAATCTTCGCAGCGACGCGAATTTCGTGAGCGAGCAGCAGCTTGCGACGAGCCAGCTTGGCGGCAATCACCTCGGCGTCGAAGAAGCGCGAGATGTCGGCGGTCACCGTATCGTCAACGGCCTCTTCGTAGCCGTACTCAAGAGCGGTGAAGCTCTCGTAGTTGTAGGCACGGGTGCCGCGAGCGAACGCGCTGTAAGGAGCGCGATTCTTCACGTCGTTCTTGAGCAGCTGACCCTCCTTCAACTTGAAGGACGGGTACTGGCCGGCGCGAACGGGTACGTTGAGGATCGGCAAAACGCGGGTGCCGACGAGCGTCGTCTCCCAGTCTTTCGCCTGCTCCAGAAGACCCGCGATGTCGCCGCGGAAAACGGCAGCGGTATTTGAATACATGGTAAGTGTTCCTTTCTAGTTAGATGTTCTTCGGGATGAACTCCACGACGGCACCCGTGGTCGAGGTGGTCGTCAGAGACTTGCCGATGGTGACGGTGCCAGTGGTCGAAATCTGACCAGAGGAACCGAGGTACAGCGTATCGCCAACGGTTACGGGAACCGCAGCCATCGTGCCCTTAAGGGTGCCATTGTTGGTGAGGAACGCGACAGAGACGTAATCGCCAGAGGCGGCGTCGATGATCGCGAAACCATCGCAAGCGGTGGAGGTCGAAAGACCAACTCCGCGATTGGAGGAAATCACAACGCCGAGGGCGTTCGTGATAACGGTGTTGGCGAGGAAGGTTCCCGCGCCGATGTAATTAGTAGCCATGACGGGTAAAGGTTAGAGTTTGATCACTTCGCCCTGCGCGACGCGCTGGCGGTAAGCGATGTATTCGGTGGAGTGGTTCTTGGTGCAGAAGAGCATCGCGGCGGCAAAGTCGCCCTTGAGCTCATCGCGCTTCGCCTTGAACAAGTCCTCGAATTTCTTCGACTCCTCTTTCTTGGCGGCAGGAGCTTCAGCCGAAACGACCGGAGCGGCGGGCGCACCGAAAGTCTTGGCGAACTCCTTGAGCGCAGTCTCGGCGGCTTTGTTGGCCGCAAGCTGCACCACGTTTTCCTGCGCGCTCATCGCGGCAGGCTTGTCTTCGGGCTTCGGAAGGGCGCTCTCCAGCTTGGAGAGGCGTTCCGAGAGGCCCATCATCGCGGACTCAATCATGCCAGCGATGGCTTTCTTGGTCTCTTCATTCATAGGAATGGTGATTTCGATTTCGGGTTCTTCGGTTTCGGTCTCGCCCTCGCCGGTCTGAAATTGCTTCAGCTTCCGAGAGAAAAAGCCGGTGGGATTCGCGGCGGGTTCGCTGACGATATCCACGGAGTAGATTTCGGAGCACCGCTGCAAAATGGTTTTTTTGTCCGCGCCGATCTCGGACGGACCCGAGAACGCGATTGAAAGGCCGAACGTGTCGGGAATCTTCGACGCGATCTCGAGGATGTAAGCTCGGTGCGGAGAGTTTTCCAAAAGGTGAAGATCGCCGAGCAGCTTCGGACCGTCGATGCGGAGATTGTCGATAAAACCGACGATGTCGCCCGCGCCGGAGTTATGGTCGAGCTTCACCTTGAGCCCGCCGTCGTAAGCCTCGGCGGCGGCCTTGACTTGCTCAAGCGTCTTGGCGTCAACCATCACGCCGTGACCGAGCGCCGGTCCTTCGGTGATCAACGAGACGCCGCGAATGATGCCGGACTTGGCATCGATAGCGCCCGAGGCAGTGGCAAAGGTGATTGTCGGCTTCATCATTTAATAAGCGCCTTTGTAAGAATTGGCAAAAGGACTCCAACGGCAGCGAGAGCGCCGATCCATTTCCAAATCTGACGCTCGTGTCCGACGAGCTTGCGCTCAATCCACTCGACGCGGGCGGCGAGCCCGCGATGACCCATTTCCTCGTCGCCGATGATCGCCTTCTCGATCCGATCGACGGAGCTTTGCAATTTGTCGAAGTTCTCCGGTGTCATTTTGAGCGAGTAAGTTGATGCCTAACTCCCAGCCAAAAATACACGCACGCGAACGAGACGGTCAGGATTTCGGGTTGCAGTCCCGCCAGCTGGTCGGCGGGTCGCGACCAGATGTAAGCGCAGGCACCGGCGACCATGCATGGTCGCACCATCTGCGTGCAAAACGCAGCGATGGTCATGAGGCCGTGCATCCAACTAGGCGCACCGGCTGGCGGCGTGTAGCCGCTGCCGGAGGTTCCTTCGACGGCTTTCGCAAACGCCTCGACCTCCGCGATGGCAATCTGCTTTTCCTTGAGCGCGGCGATCTCCGCGATGCGCCGCTTGCTGGCGGACCATTCCTTCGCTTCGGCTACGATTGAGCCGAGCAACTGGGTTGCGCCGCCGAGGATGGTTCCTCCGGCAGCCGAGGCGAGGAATGAGAGCAGGCCCATGGTCAACCCAAAACCATCCCGATCGCGAGCATCACCGCGCCCGTCACGAACAAGACGAGCGCGGCCTTTCCTAGCAGGTCGGGATCATCCCGCAGTTTGCTGCGGAGGTTCGACCATAGGCGCAAGAGTGCGTATCGCACGTTCAAGAAGTTCATGCTCGGAGCGCGTGCCTCGGAACTGCGAGGCGGCTTGCGCGAGAATTTCGAGTGCTTGTTTCGGAGTCAGCGGTTGTTCCATGCGTCACCTCGTCGCGTAAAAATCACGCACGGGTCAACCCGAGATTGGTCGAGATGGCGTCAAGCTGGATCTCGTCATCATCCGCATCGGCAGGCCAAGCGTTCCATTGCGCAAGCGTCATGTCCACGTTGCCGTTTTTCAGCACCGTGACGGTCGTCTCGTCGTAGGTCTCCGTGAGGAACTGGGACGTCTGGTCGATGGGCGTGCCGTCCAGCGCGAGCTTTGGCGCGGGAGCGGGAAGCGGCTGCCCGTCCAAACCGATGCCCTGCGAGACATAGTTCGGATTCGGCACCTCGCGGGTCTTCTGCGTCACCGTGACGTTCTGCAACTCGTAGTAGTAGGACGGCGGCGGGCCGAGGCCGATGCTGCGGATGTAGAGCGTGTTAGCCATGCGCGGGTACACCGGCACGGGAGTGATGGAGGTTTGCATGGTTAAAAAATCATTTAGCGTTCCATCCGGTGTTTCCGCTGCCGGATTGTTTGACGTAGAAGGTCGTATTGTTTCCTCCTGACAGATTCAAATAGATTGAGCCAGCGGCAGCTGTGACAACGCCCTCTGGAGATCCAGTGCCGGAGTAGATTCTGGCGGCAGTACCCTGAACGGCAATCGTACCCGCAAACGTCGTGTTCAGGCTGCTGTCCAGCGTCAGGGCGTCTGAATTATTGATGCGAAGATAAATGCTCCCTCCGCTAGGAGCATTAAGGGCGGTGTACGTACCTCCTCCTGTGAGCGTGTAGGTCGAAGATGACTTTGTGGTTTGCCTAAGCCACAACGTAGCATTTCCAGAGATGCCTCCGTTATAGTCAAAGTATGCTCCAAGTGAGGCGTTGTCCGTGCCTAACAAAGCCGTCCCGTTCACCTGCAACTTCTGCCCGCCGTCGATGGTCCCGCCGATGAGGAAGTTGCCGGTGCTGTAGTTCAGCAGCAGATTTGTCGAAGCGGTGTTATGGTTGTAGAATTCAAGGTTGGTGTTGGTGCCGGTCGCGCCAGAACCTACGGACCAGTTGGCTGATCCAGCAGTCTGCCATTGCACCAAG